CACAGTATTAATGTGGGCCACTGATACCATTTTGGAGTAGTCCAACCACCACTACCCATACTATTCATTCCTCCTTGTGCAGGTCCGGCGTATCAGTCGCCGCCTGCATTTTTCGTATTGCCGCCACTTCGGCATCGATGATCCAGCCGATGAGAGCAGCTGGCACTAACACCTTACGCCAACCCAGTACATCGTTTATACTCTGTATTGCAATCCGGCGCTTTTGATCGTTCTCCATCCTGTCAGCAAATTTGTCGATCTCAAAAATGACACTCCGGAGCGACTCTTTAAATGTACTTGCCGGCAGCTTCGCAAACAGCACAAACAGCGCCATAGCCAATAAATTAGCCGCCAGCAGTACGCCAGCGGCCCAAATAAATATTTGTAATTCGGATGTAATTGTCATTACCTATGTACCTCCATCCCGTCAATTCGTTTATGTGCCGATTTAGTGGATTCTTCGACGGCAACTAACCGCTTGTCAATATTTTTCTGTTCCTCGGCTAGATGTCCCAACATAGAGTTTAATTCTTTAACAGCTTCGTTGAGGGTACTAATCGCCCACTGCAAAGGGTTAACAACTACATACTTTGTAATACCAGCCACAATACCGGCACCCGCTGCAATTATTGTTATAATCGCAACAATATTACCTAAAACTTCCCCCAAATCCCCACCCCCATAAAAAATAGAGCCTTTCGGCTCTAGAGATATTTAGATAATGCATCTCTCCATATTAAATAACCTGCCCCATTTAAATGTATTCCGTCTAACGTATATTTTTCATCCAACTGATCATTAACAGTAAAACTTGGATATAAATCAATATAAACCACGTTTTCTTCTTTTGCGAGCAGTTTTAATTCATCATTTAACGCGATGACTTCTTGATTGTTTATGTTGGGATACTTAGTGTTATTTACAGGTAAAACGCTTTGTATATAAATCTTAGTATTCAAGGACGTTCGCTTTATTTCAGATAACATGTTTCGGTAGTTTTTAACAGTGTTCTTTGTGTCTTTGTTCGATATGTCGTTAATTCCAATCATTATAAAGATCGCTTCGGGCTTTCTACTAGTTATCTCGCTTAGTCTATCTAAAACTCCGCTTGTCGTATCACCGCTAATGCCCCTATTTACTATTTTTTGATTTTGCATTAACTCACGCCACTCGCATCGCTCGATTAAGCTATCTCCTAAAAATACTATTGGATTGTTTAAAGGTGCTAACTTAGTAAACAAGCTGTATCTTTCTTCGAATTTAGGGCTTTTTCGAGAATCTACATTTCCTGTTATTACAGTTAATGCTTTAGTTTTTAAAGTATCGAATCCTCCTGCTCTAACCACCAAATAACACCCAACTGTAAGACCTATAAGGTTTAAAACCACCGACAGCCACACAAGTGCTCGAACTTTTCTAGACACCTACCGCCACCTACTTAAATACATTTTTACCTTAATATTACATGCGCGTTATTGTTTTTTTTGTAATATTTTGTAATTAAGTTAAATTATTTTCAATTTCAATAGCTATTGCGGTATACCCAGTTAAATTTGGATGTACCGTGTCAGCCATTTTTGCATCATCGGCGGCGTTAGCCGTAGATCCTTGTATTGCCGTCCATAGGTCAACATAATTATAGTTTGTATATGCAGTTTGTTCAGCGGCATGAAGATCTATTGAGTACTGATGGCTAATTCCCGGCGCTCCTGTTTTGGTAGGTGTAACTCCCAGCAGTGTTGGCGTTATACTCGCCTCAAGAGCGGAATAGGCCATATCAATTTTGTTTTGCGTAGTTATTGCTGTATCAGCATGAGTATCATGATCGTTTATTCCGCCATGGATAAAAACATATTTGCATCCAGTAGCAACAATGTCAGCCGCAAAACGCGCTTTGATTTGGTCTGATGTTTCTCCGTTTACACCTTTATTAACAACAAAATAATTTTTGATCCCTTCGGTTTTTAAGTAGTCGCTGATTAGTTTGGGATAATTATTGCCGTAATTATCAACGCCAGCGTAATGGTCAGGATTAGGGGCGTGTAGAATTGCTCCGGCAGTGATACTATCGCCTATTGCAGTCACTAACGGAATACCCATATAGTAGCTGTTTAAAGTTACAAGGGTTGACGTGCTGCCAGCTTTGCCATAAATGCGCGTTACGCTGTTAATATTAGCGCCGGCTGAAGGTTTCCACGATCCAATCAAGACGGCATCAACATAAACATTAACGTATCCCCATTTATGGTCATACCAAACAACCACGTCATGCGCGGCAGTGTATAAATCAGTGCTACCTAAAACACTATTTGCACTATTAATTAAGTCGTGTATGGAGATTGTTGCGCCGTCTTTTACGCTAGTTGACCAATTATATCCAAAGGATACTTGGAATTGAGCAGTCGTAGTCGTGCTAAAAAACATGTTAAAATAATCATCTGAATCTGCTAATTTCAAGTTAGTATAAAATATCAAGTCTTTCGTCATGTCAACGCCGTTTTGATAGGTTGTTTCAGCATTTTCGGCAAGTGTTTGAGTAGTATAACTTGCCGAGGCTGAATAAATGTTGCCATCAGTTATTGTTAATAGGTCTACTAGGCTTCCGTCTAAATATTGCCACCTTGAGCCGTTAAATTCTATCCGCTTCTTTTCGTCGATAAGAAAGAACATAGCGGCTGTTTGTGGGTTTAGAGGCCTTTGTGCCTTTAATCCATAGCTGTTAACATTAGCTGCGGCTGCTTGAGCCTGACCCTTAAACGCTTCGGTTTCATCGCGGAAAACTTCTGTTTGATTTTTAGCCGCCAGTGTTACGTCTCTGGCTGTTTCGGTGACGGTTTGTGCTGTGAGTGTGTCGTTTTTCGCTTTCTGGGAAGCTAGCATAAATGATTTTATATTTAATGTAAGCGCCATTTTAACCCCTCCCCCATGCCCTGAACGGTACATCAGATATTATTTCGACAGTTACAAAATCATTTAGTCTGTAGTCAAATATCTCTCCAGGTTTAACCGTAAAAGTAAAGTCGATTTCCGGTATAGTAAAAACAACGTCTGGGTCAGGAGGAAGACTGTCAAGATCGACATCATTGGCTAGTCCAAAACCTCTCATCGTCTCTGTAAACGTCTTATTCATATTAGTATTGGAAAAAAACGGTTCTTTCATTTTGTCTGAGTAATCCATAACACCTGGGTGGGACGGAGTAAACAGTTTATTGCCAGCATCGTCAGTCGGAGTTACATTCATGCTACCATTTTTACCTTGCAAAACTACAAAATCGTCAATTGCAGAGTCGTAAACCTGGGCGACGGGAATTGCTTCGCTATTATCTTTTTTTAGGGTTCTTGTATTATACGGCAAATCAATTACCTCCCCACGACATGATAATTCAGGCTAACATTAGCACCGAGGCCGGAAGTATTATAGCTGTCCCATCCATAAGCAAACCCAGTTAACGAAGGCATAATTTTAGTTAATTGCATGCCCAATGCACCGGAATACCCACTCAAGCTGGTAATTGGATTTATATAAAGTTCAACATCAAATGGTTTGGGGAAAGTGACAGTTCCGGGAGTACCAACAACGGCAGCTACACTACCAAAAATTTCTATTTTACCTGATTTCCATTTGCGCCAATAATAACCAGTTCCGGTACCAGAGTCGATTATTAACTCAAGATTATCTATAGCGTTTTTAACAAAAGCATTTGTCGCCAATTTAGTGTTACTGGCACCAAGCGAAGCAGTAATCCCCGTATCAAAATCACGAATTAGCCAAGTAGCCGTTCCATCGTTTTTTGTTGTTCCAACGGCTGTCCACACCGGCTCGGTAAGTCCACTAGTGCCAGCTACTGTGCATTGCATATATTTAAAGCTAAATGATGATGTAAAAACAATATCGCCAACAGCGTAAGCGGTTGACGATTTCCAAAGTTTGCTACCTAAGTAGAGCGCTAATAATTTCTGGTCAATATTCTGAAACAAGAAGTTGAATAAGCCTCTTGGCGGCGGTGCTGCTCCCAAGAACGCAAACCCTTGCAAATATTGCGTGTCTGTCGGAGCAGATATAGCACCATCGGTAGAGAATATTTTGCTAAAATCTACAGGCATTAACTAACCCCCTTTTAAAATTCTACTGCCAATATTCCTTGATCAAATCCAAGATACCCCTGGTTTTGATCTGAAAAACCGAAAGTATTCCCCTCTGCAAAATAAGACTTGGATGTTATTCCAACGCCTCCGGACCTTATCAACAAATCCAACGCGTTAGCGAGAACAATTTCCGCATCGGTTAACCTTTTGCCGATGGAAATAGTAATTGTTGCGTTGCCAGAATCAGCAAGTATTATTTTTGCGCCATATAATTGAGACAGGCTTTGTATCGTTTCCTCTGCCGTTCCGCTTGTTATGTTCTTAGCCACTTTCGCCCAAATGATTTGCTTATACTCAGTATCAGGCAGCGTAGCTGTAGACAAGTACGTCTCCCGATCGGATCGTATTCTCCCCTGCTCAAAGCCGGTAGTGCCGAGCTGCTCCGCAAAACCGAAAAAGGGAATAATAATAGCCTGACTTATGCGCCTGTCCTGCTGGACAATTTGGCCGCATCCGTCAAGATGTAGTCCTTCTGCCGTATCAATCCACCGCTTTGTTTTTAGGTCTTGGAACACCTGCCCAAGTAGGTTTAGTTCTTCTCCTGTAGCATTTAATACGCCATGTAAGAAAGGCGATTCGTTAAACTGCATCAGCAGACGGTCAATCATCTGCTGTCTGTAGTCAGTTAGTATTACTTCTTCCGCTGTTGGTTGCTCGAATGCCGTCGGCTGAAAACCACAAACAATAGAGTAATCCACTATTCTACAGTCACCTCTATTCGCGATGCATCAAACACGGCAAGGGACCGGGAGTTAATTGTTATATTGAGGTGACTGTAGGTTGTTCCGTCTAATGATCCCTCAAGTTCAATATAGCCAATTCCTGCGACATTTTGAATAATATAAGCAGATAGTTTCTGTAGGACTACATCCTGTCCGACCGTTTGCAATTCTCCCCGGGTTAATAACAAATCAGCAGCACGTTGCGGACCATCACCAGGAATTGAGCCTTCCGGATCTTCATGCAAAACGCACCTGAGATAAACATCGACTTCGGTAGGACGATTAAATTTTATTGGATGGTCGATGCCTTGGCTGTCTTTAACTGTTGTTGTAATAGAGCCATATGTGTCAATGCCGGCGGCTTTTGTATCCCAAATCATATCGCCAATGTCTTGCTCATCGCCACCTTGTACCACGGCCTCTATGCTATGCGGAGGTCTGCCGTCGCCGTCAGTTGCATCGGTTGAGTTTTCAAAGACTATCGCCGCAGTAACGCCACTCACATTTTCAAGGAGGTTAGCTCTGATAGATTCCACCATTGCCATCCCTTGCGCCGAAACAGTGCTGGCATAACGCTGCCGGAGCTCGGTGTCTGTCTCAATATTGCGCCCGGGATATGCCGCGCTTTCGTTGCTTGCCGCAACCCAACCAGCAACCTGAGTGATTATACTGGTTACACTGCCGATCGCAGGGTCAAGCGGGCCATACTCAACAGCGTAAAACTCAACAGGAGTGGCAACATTGACAATTTGCATAGTCGTCGAGTAGTTTACTACCTTGCCATTAATTCGGTCAGTCTGGGTATATGTCAGCACATTATTACTAACACTTGCCGACCAACCAGCAGGAACACCGGTAGTCAAAGCGACTAAAACCGTATTTACCGTATCGCCGCTACCTGCGGTTTTCGTTAACGTCGTGCCGTCAATTGTTGCCGTATAGGTCGTGCCATTACTAACGCTTGCCAAAGTCAGCGACAGGCTTACTGCGTTCGATAGGCTGATTGTTGCAGCGTCAATGTTCTCGTAATAATTGCTGTCGTTTCCTTGTATTTGCGATTCGCTGGTTATAACAGTGCCGGGAGTTCCGTAGCATACTGCATATATCTTTGTTTTCTGCGCGTTCAGCCTGGTAACACCGGAATATCCTACTGAGCTGCTTAGACTTACGCCGTTAGATGTATTCGGATACATGGAATTGTAATTATCTTCTGCCAACTGCCAAAGATCATCAACCGATCCGGATAATACCCCAACAAGCTGCCCAATCACACTATTAGGTTTTGTGCTTATCGCTACACCAAAAGCATTTGCAAAACGCGCTTCGATGTCCGCTTTAATCTCTGGCAACCGTTTGCGGACAAAGCCGTTCACTGTTACGCCGTATTCAGTTGCCATATCCTAGCACCTCCCTGCTCGTTACGAGGCCATAAGTGGTTTGACATTCAAAAGTAACTGTTAGTGTCCTAGCGGAGCTGTTGAGAGACAATTCCAAGGAGGTAACAGCAGCAACATCGTCAACATCAAGTATTTGCGTCCGCAGGATATTGCGGATATTGTTTAGGCTAGGATTTTTTATCAGAATTTCTTCGAGATAAGGCACCCCATAAGTGGTATCTAAAAACCACTCCCCCAAGAAAGACCTTAATTTAATCTTTATCTGCTGGGAAACTCGTTCTGCATTGTCAATCAGAATCAAGTCGCCATCTTTAATAATTAAATCATGGGTTGCGACTGATAATGCTATGTCATACATGCTTTGCCTCCTTTACTCTGGTGTTGATGTATTGCCGCTACCGGGCTGAACGCTTCCGTGAACATGTTGTAGGAATGATATCCCGTTTATAATCACGTCAGTGTTAATGCTTACCGGCCCTCCGCTTGGAATGCTAACTGTACAGCCGCCGTTGGTAATCTCAATTGCATTGTTGTTCGTGCTTCGCGTAGGCTTCATGCCGACAAAAGCGACACAGTCAGTCAAGTCATATTTGCGCGGGTCTTCGCTTTCGCCGCCTAATAGCCAATCATCAATACTGCGCTCAGCAAATACCAGCCAGCAGGGGTCACCGGCAGCGATAGGATAGGTAATACTTGCACCCGCACCGCTTGGGAAGTATACCGGCACATTGACGATTACAGGAGAGTCGAGAGACCGGCCATCAGCTACTTTAAACTTAAGGGATGGCTGCACACTGGCCCTGCCCGTTCCACTGTCATAACTGACTATCTTGCCTGGCGCAGAAGTGTGAATCCCGGATATTTCGCCGCGCACCATATCGGTTAATGCCTGAATAGCTCCGTTATTGCTCATACATCATGCCTCATCCTGCAAAATTTCGATCAGTTCCTGTTCTGTATACCATTCTCGCCCATGTGTGTCGCCGGAATTTTTAAGCGACTCCACGCGAAACCATCCAGTAACAGTATCTGATTCCACTCGAACCATATCACCGGGATTAACCGTAGGTGCTAATAGTGTTTTAATCCTCCACCCGGCCTTTTTATCATGTTTTTCTTTTTTGACCTTGCGTTTCTTCTTGGCCTGTTCGTCGGGGCGTTTGACAGCCTTGATAATTCGTTCTGGACTGCCTACGAGGCCGCTGTTAGGCGCGAATACTAAAATCCTTACATTTGTGCTACTGCCAGCCACAATGATCTGTAGGACATTGTTTTGTATGCTCCATGTGGCACCGGAAGCAGCCATTACTTTGTCAAGGCAGTCGCGTCCCATGCCAACAAAAGAGAATCCGGAAGGATAAGAGGTTAATTCCACGTCTGGGGCTATTTGGGTTATTAGTCCCATTTGTGCTGCTACATCGCCAACCACTTTACCGCCTGCCACTCCCGCTGAATACCCAAGCGAAACAACAGTGTCCCTGATTGCGATTTGACCGTCTGACAATTCAAGTTCAGTGACCTTACTGGCACCTTCTCGCCGGGTAGTTACATAGGTAACGACGCCTAAAAAAATACGCTTCAGACCTACGTCCTCGGCATATCCTACATGTAATTCACATATGGTGTCTGCTACCTCAAGTTTTTTCCTTGTTGCTTCCGACAGGTTGTATATGGCTATTTGGCTTTTATTGGTCTGTTGCGTTAAATCCTTGTCGATGTCAAATGCAATCCGCAGACTGTCGTTTTTACCGTCGGATTCAATGATTACCCCTTCACCACCCTGGACACCGACCATAAGGCGAAATATCCGGTTAAATTGCATTTAGCTCAGCCTCCGTAATATAGTAGAGAATAGCTTTACTATTGGCAAAGCCTGACCGGTTGACGGTCTGGATAGTTGTATCCATGGTAACAACCATTAACTCCCCTGGTGGTATTCCTGGTCGGTGGTAAGGAAATAACAAAGGGAAGTCAGGCACAGCTTTTACACCTTCAAGCAAAGAAATATTCTCTGCTGTTCTCAGGCTTAGTGTCCAGAACTTGCCATAATCATTCCATAGCATCCGGACCTTGTATTGTGTACCGTCTAACGTGGCTACGAACGCAATGTCGCTGGCATCAAGAAAGGCAATTGTTTGCATAATCTATTTGCCTCCAAACCAACTATTTTTAAGCGACTTCAACGTTGATTGCCGTATTTCTGCTTCGGCCGCACCGCCGCCGGTTGAATCGCCAACGTTACCTATATCCGTTTGTGTAGCAACGCCACCGTTTGCCTCTGTTTCGCCAGCGCGATTAATCATTTCAACATTAACAACGTTAACGGGGACAACAGTTGTTCTTACATTAACCTTGCGAATTTGAGTAAACTCACAAGGTATGCGAATCATGTTTTTATTTTCAACATTTCGCGGGATATTGGCCGAAGTCATGACCATGTTTTCCCATGTATTGGTCGGAGTGACAATGGAAATAGGCTGCGCATTTTTATATATTTGCTCAATAGCGGACAATGCGTTATTGATTTTATCTGTACTGCCACCAAGACGGTCAAACCAAGTGACAGGACTTAATGTGACTCCGATTACCAAAGACACTGTGATAGGTTTTCTGATTACATGGTCAGCGACCGCAAAGCCATCTTCAACCGGGTGTTCGGTGACCTCGGAATCAAGTTTATGTTCCTGCTCAACCAGGATATCAACTTCGATAGTCCCTATCTTGGTGGGGTTTTTCAGTTCCGAAAAAAATATGCTTGCTGTAGCCATATTTCACCGCCTTACCATGCAAAAGCAATATTTTCAATATCTCTAGCAAGCTTGCTATTTGAATCAGAAGCGGCATCCCCTGTGGCCACCCCGACATCATTGGCAAGTTGTTGTCCAGTCCCGGCTATGTTCTGTTCAATATTGGTGTCGCCAACGTTGATAGTAACAGGGCCACCGCCGCCAGGGTACATTGACGCGGGTGTTACACCGAAACCGCCAACATCTGCTTGCATTGATGCCATTCCTACCATGCCAAAGAAATTTTTGGCCTTATTCGCCCACTCCATTACCTTGTTGATCATGTCGTCAATGTATTGGAATATGGAATTTCTTAAATTTCTCCAGTAGCTTTGCAAATTACTTACAAGGTTGTAAATCCAAGCGTCAACCTTTGTTTTAAACCCTTCCCACGATCCTAGCCAGTCACCAAGAACTGAATCGCCGCCAGTTATCCAGTAGTAAAGGTCTTCTAATGCCAGAGCCATTAAAACTAGTCCTATTGTTATTGCCGCTATTGTCAAAAATGCGGGGTTGAGCAGGAATGCAAGGAAAGATCGAGCGAGATTTACTACTCCTAATCGTAAAATTTGAAGCCAGAGTGCCCACATTTGCAAAGTAAAAAGACCGTTTCTAACAATGTATAAAGCAGCGCCGAATGAGACAATCGCAGCTGTTAGTAGTTTAAAAGCCTTTCCCCACCCACCAACTACTTTTACTCCTCTGTCAATAGAACTCGTAATCCAATTTGTTGCGCGTATGATTCCTTTGGCAATCGACTGAAAAACGCCTGTTTCTTTGTTTATCTTAAATATTAGCATTCCTATCTCATTAAGTGCATAAGTAACCGACTGACCAATAGTAATTGGCATTCTTTCGAATTCTGCATCCATTTTGGATTTAGCCTTAAGTATTGCAGCAAAGACTCCTTCTGCCGTCAATTCCCCATCCTTGCCCATTTCTTTTAATTTTCCAACGGTTACGCCATAATATTTTGCGACTTCATCCATTAAAATAGAAGCATTTTCACTGAGAGAACGAAGTTCGTCCCCTTGCAATCGTCCAGAAGCCAATGCTTGACTAAGCTGCAAAATCGTCGCGTTGGCTTCTGCGGTGCTTGCACCGCCAATTACCAAAGCTTTATTTACTGTTTCAGTTACATCAAGCACATCCTGTTGCGACGCACCTAATTGCTTGGAATTTCGCGCCATTTTAAAAAATAGATCGCCAGTAGATGTATACTCCTGGCGGGTTTTTTGGGCTATATCAAATACCTTTTGTTGCATTTCAGCTTGTTCGGCGGTTGACTTTGTAACAAGACCGATTCGCGAATCAACGTTGGTCCATGCATCACCCATTTTAATAATTTCTCCAACTCCAAATACAACGCCGATTGTAGCGGCCATCCGGCCAAGCACACTGATAGCGGATTCAGCACTTGCCTTAAACTTATTTATTCCTGCATCAGCCTGCTTTAATTTGCTTTGGTCTAATTGGAAGCCTAGAGCTATTAGCAACTCTCTTACAACGATATATATCACCCCCTTGTTTTTGGGCATAAGAAAACCCGCCAATCGGCGGGTAACTATAAAGCCAATATTTATTTGAACAGTGACCATTTCTTTTTTGGTTTTTCTTGTTTAGGTTTTTCATATTGCGCCCCAACAAAATCTTGATATATATCAGGGCTTGAAATAGCCATAAACTTGTAACCGTTTTTAAGATGACAAGCAAAACAAATTTCCTTTTTGTTGCCACCGGCTAACGCGCCGGCAATTAAACCAATTGGTCCCAATGCTGCCGCTCCGACCAATCCCCATCCGGCGGTTCCAATAAAGTTTTTCTTCGATTCTTCGGTAACTAGTTCAATTTTATCAATGTTTCCTCGTATATCAATTTCTTCAACACGAGTTTTCCCTTTATCATCAATAAGTGCGGCAATAAGTTTCTTCTCATCAAGAAGTTTGCTCATGTTGTATTTTGATAAACTATGAAGATCGCCAGCTATCACTCGAAAAGCCATAAAATCACCTCTCTTTATATAATATTTATTAGTCAAATATTTTCGCAAAATCACTTTTCTTCATTACTTGGATTTTGCCTTGCCAATATACACGCCTCGGAAATTTAATGTCACTTAAATCTACAATAGCCAAAGCGCAGCAACGACATTCGGTCCCTTCGCCAGCATGATAGTGTCCAATAAATGGCTTCCCAATGAGTTCTTCCGGGGAGGGGGGATATTTCCAAGGAATCAATACACCTTCTAGCTTTCGGTGGCTTGGTCTTACTCGCTTATCACGGCTAGTGCTCCATTGATACCACTTTACTCCAATTTTTTCCGCTCTCACTCTACCAAATACAGAATTTGCCTTACTTGCAACGCTACGAACTATTATCCTTGCTTCTTCTTCAGTAAGATTACTATATCTTTCTTGTAGCTCATTTTGTATATGTTTATTCAATTTTGCATGGTACAGGCTTTCGTAAAATACAAATCTTATTATATCCGGGGTTAATAGTGTAGATATTTCGCTTGCCGGCCAATTAACATACATAAGTTCCAATGATCTTTGCCCGTGGAGTCCATCTAATTCTTTTCTTACACCTTCACCAATAACCATACTGTTTGCAATAAATGATTCTTTTTGATGACTCTTTGATTCTGTGTCTTTATGCGTAAAGAAAGATAAAATAAATTTCCATAAATTCATTTTAATTATCCCTTCTGAACAAAAAAGATATTTTCCACCATTATACCATAATTTTCATCTCCTCTACCATTTATTGCAAATAGACATATATTATTTATTTTTCCGGTTCTTATCAGCTTCGGCTTTTGCATCATCAACAGCCTGGTCCTGTATATCATTCTGCATATCAAGTATGGCATTCAATTCCTGCAAGTCGGTAAGCGTAACAAGGCCGCTTTTGACGGCCTCTAAACTTACTACCTTTGCCGTGATTGGCCTCCATATTAGCAGACGATCAGCTACATCAGGTCTTAATTGTCCTGGGATAGCATGGCTTTTACGTTTTCTATTCCCAGACCAGATGGGCCGGGAAACATTGTAAAAAAATCAGCATAATTCACCTGCAGCACTTTCCAAGCCAATTCAAACATACCCGACAGGTTGCCATTATATATAGACATCAGAGCTACCTTGTCTAGCTTCTTTACATCGCCGTTTTGTTCGTACCGGATATAATCAGAGTTAAGTATCCGCTGCAGCATGTTCTTTAAATTGATGCCGTTTATGGCTCCTGATAATTGAATGAGCGCGGATTGAATATCAATTTTCCGGCTGAGCAAGTCGGCCATGGTGACATTCTTTTTTTCTTCGGACATGTCACTTTTGCCAAATGCAGCACCAATGGCCGGCAGAAAAGTCTTCTGCAAATCTCCCAGTAATTCAAGTGCCAGAAAAGGGTCCATAGGACTGATATAAAAGGTATAGTCACCTTGAGTAAACTCGTTCGACATTAATCGTGCCCTCCCACAAACGGCATAGAATCGGCAGTCGTGAATACCCATTCGGTATTACCGTCAGATGCATTGTTTGTCCGGTTAACTTCCGGAATATTGTTAATCCATGCCTGAGAATCAAAGTGCGTCAATCGCCCGGATAAATCTTTTACGATTAACGGCAGTACACCATCGCCTTTCGACCGGTCTCTCGCATATATCAGAGATAAATAATCATTGCTGGAAGATGATTGCAGCAGCGTTACTGTCACGGTACTGCGCCGATCAGGTGAAATTGTTCTGACTACATCGCCGTGACACCCAACTATACTGGAAGTACCGTCGCCCATCGGAGAAACAGTGATCATTGAGCTTTCGGCATACCCTTTTAATTCAACGCCTCCGAACGATACAATAACCTTTTTAGGATCATATGTTCCAAGTGACAATTACTTCACCCCCTTATAGTTCATAAGCCAGACTACCGGTAATTTCCACAACGTGGATTGCGCCGGCAAGTCTTGCAGTAAACGTCAAATCCTCTAATATCCGGCTCGCTTTAGTGTTCGCGCTGATTTGAGACGCAAGCGGAACATTGATCACATAGCCTGGAATTTCATTTCCATCTTCGTCCCACTCTGTAGGAGCGATACCACCCCGGCGCTGCCCAAGTTCCAATGCTTGAGATATAGCAGATTGAATGCAGGCAATTCCTTCATCTGTATAAGGAATCTTATTGCGATTAATCAGCAAGTTAAAAATATTGACCTGTATTTCTTCCTGAAGCCAGTCTCTAAATCGGATAACGTCAATCCACTCACCTGCTGGCACTTTCCCGGTTTGGGTAATAGAAATACTATCGCGGAATGGTTCAAAGGTATTGCAGTTTTTCCCTTTCGCCGCCAGAAATTGAGTTTCAGTCAGTTTGTCGGACGTTACACCTGCAAGCTTTTTATTTGCCCATGTTTCGCCACCAGGCAACACAGCAAAGCATCTTGCCATTGTTGCAATCTCAGGGAAATCTGTTGCAGCATCAGCATGATAGAAGCTAGGAGACCGGTAGTAATTCTGTGCCTTAAGTAAATAAGGCGTGTCCGTAGTTGATACAGCAGAAATTGCTCCCGCTTCAGCAACAGAAGTACAAAACAGTTTACCTGCCGCTTCTGCCCATGCTGCCACAGCAAGGATATCAGCGCTTGTACGGCTCGTTAATCCAAGGCCATACCAATTGTTATCCTCCTGTGCAATCGCCGCAAGAGCAGCCGCCCATGAGGCATCAGCCTCTTTCTTCTGCCCAATCTTCACATAGCGCGGTCGCGGTGTCTGGCTAAGAGCATCGCGTACAGCCAAATAAGCAGCGTCAGTATCTTCAAAGCCATCGTCAAGCATATCATCGGCGCTAGTGTAGGCAACAACACGACTAGCGGTTACAACCTCAGGGCAAGCAATCAGTATCGTGTTGAAGTCCTTTTTATTTATGCCAGTACCTTGCAAACTAATTTGCACATTTGCAATTCTGTTAATATCGGCCAATTATTCCACCCCTTTCATTTCTATAGTTACTTCGACTATGACCTCTTCAGGAGGTTCCGGAGGTATCGGGTCCGGTTCTCCTAATTCTCCCACAATAGCAATGGTATCAATGTATCCAGGATTGTCCTCTATAGACCTGCTGTAAGTCACAATCAGGTCAATATTGGCTCTCTCCTCCCAACTACGGCCATCAAGCAGAAAAGTTAAATCTTGTGGTTGTTCAGACCGTACAAACGATATACCGGCAGCAAAACAGCGGTCCACAATAGTAGGCCGCTGTAAATTTTGCCATAGCATATTTATTTTGTCGGTAGTTCCGGTACCAAAGGAATTAATCATCAATGTTACTTCTTTTTGTTGTACAATATCCAGCAGTCCACTATTATCGGTTCTGTGCCTCGTTTCAGTGCCGATATCCCTTTCAGGCGATAGCCTAAGGCTCAGATAGGGATTGGCAGGCTTTGGCTTATTCTGATAATCCCAGATGGCAGTTATATTGCCGCAAAGTTCACGGATAAGTGGCAGAATGAAGACTCTTGCCTCTGCATCGGTCAATTGGCCTTCACCTCCACGGCCAGGCTTTTGTAATGGCTTATCACGCCCATTTGATATGGGTCGCAGCCAATTACCTCCCACTGCTTACCCTGCCATGTAATAAAGTCGGCATTTTGTCCTGTTGTTTGTTCTGCCGGCAGCAATTCGTCATCAGAATATATCTTCACAGCGCGGCTATTTCTGCGGCCCTCTGGCAGAGCGTCCATTTCATCAACTCGAAGCGGCTGAACGCTCATATAAATTGTTAATGTTGTTTCTGCACCGTCAACCCAGTTACCATCATCGCCATAATGACCGGGCTCTGTGCGCTTAACCGATATAGGCTTTCTAAAACTGCTCACTTCTTCCCACTTCCCCGCTTACGGATTGCATACCGGACTGATTGCCTCATACGACCAGAATCGATTAAAGGACGGGCACTGCCTTTCTGCTTAACTGTAGCAGGAGCATTAGGCGTAAACGGGCCATCAACAATCTTTTTCTGAATGTCGCCCTGCATGACTTCACCAATCGTATTCATGGCCGTTACTGCGGCTTTTCTGCCGTCGATAACCTGCCCAACCTGAGATAGTGCGACACTATTCCAAGCTTTGTTTTTTTCATCAAAACTATTGCGCAGAAACGGGCGTTCAGGAATATTGTCACTGCCAAACTCTTGCACAACACCGACAGATGCGATGTCAAACTTTCCGTCATCCGTCTTATCCCCAGCCTGCAACCCGACTGCAATTTCCTGACCTTTAAACTCAACCAGCGCTTTCAGTATCCGGCCATATCCCCGGTCAATGTCCCGTATTGCCTTTGCCATAGGCTACCCCATACGGGTAAGGATTGGCACAATATGCTTTCGTGCCAATCTCTTATATTCCAGGCCATAGGCTGTACGGTCAAAATTATCCAGGAATGTACCACCCGCTTGATTACTGCCTCCATCGGCATAACTTCGGGCTAGTTCGCCCTCTTTTTCGCTAATCACCCTGCCACCTGTAGCCGCGCCTGTTGTGCTGCCTATTGCGACTATCTTCTGCCATGCCAAGAAATGCGCCGCGAGGTAAGCGTGAGCCTTGGCGTAGTCACTGCCGAATTTGCTCTCGCTTAACTCGTTAGACACAAAGTCTAGTATAGCGGTTACGTCAGCATCATTCATCGCGGCAAACTCAGGCGCAACGATGCGGAACGCTTGCAGCGCGGTCATTTTGCTTTGCTGGCTTTTTCTGCCGCAGGTTCTGGTTCTTCGATTAGCGCCAGCTTTTCAGCCTCAATGTATTTTTGAATCATTGGGTGATTTACTTCTTCTTCGGTTACTTCAACAGGTTCAGCACCAGGAATAAAATTCTTTTTACCAAGGCAAATAACGCCTTTGCAAGTATTTTTGATGAATTTAGCCATATTAACAATCCTCCGCTTTCATGAGAGATAACGGGAAGTAAATGATCACGCCGCCGTTCCGGGAGTGGCAGGGAACAACGTATTCCAAGCCTTCCATTTGTACCGGAAACTGTTCAAACGGCTGCGGGATTTCAAGCGTCAGTTTATCAGGAGATTTTTTATAAATCATGCAGATATCTGTTTCACCAGTACCGACACCAACAAACTCCGGAACAACTTGCACGTTCTTAATATAAGGATTATTTGCCAGGAAGAATGCCAAGATAGTAACCTGCGTATCACCCACGCGACGGCTTGTCAAGTCGGAATGTGTCGTATGACCTAACAGAAGAGTGTCCGGCCTTTCCACATTCTTGGTCAATTCGAGCATTTTAGTGACCATGCCGTTAAGATCGCGCAATACTTGGTCAGCAGTCTTGTCCTTAAATTTAGTGCTGCTGCCCGTGCCATCGGCAGGCAGAGTGTATGTCGGAATGTTCGGGTGAGTCAGGAGGCCCACAAGACCGTGCTCTTCGTCACCGAAAAAAGCAATGTCGTTTACCTGCTGGTCATTGGCGCGTCGTGCAGCGCTGGCTTTGCGTTGTTCAAGCGGTTTGCCTGCCATTCGCGCAGCCCGGATATCCTGAATCGAATAGCCATAGCTAACGCCAATAGATTTCACATCAGAGGTAAACTTCTTGCCGACCAAATCCACTCGCGGCAGATCGGTGGAATAGTTAGCAATAATTTTTGCTTGCCCGACTTCGCCGTACTGGTGGTAGGTAATGGTTTCGGCACCGGCACCTGCAGAGCTATCGACCGGGATAATTCCGAGAGCGGACAACTCCGCCAATACAATGTCATATGTCCGTGCCTTTACGCTCTCCAATTCCTGGGCAAAGAAAATGCTCTCGTTGGCGTCAAGCCGCTGAGAGCTTTCAATTGCGTATAAATCTTTTTCGTCATATCGTTTTTCCATTCGTGCAATCGCCTCCTTAACTTAATTCCACAACGGCCAATCCTGCGCCGGTGGTCGAAGTGATGAATTTTGCTCCGGTAATTGCAGATGCAATCGGACCAGCGCCAGCTGCAGCAGCCCATTTGCCTTTGTTGGCACCGGAGAATACCAAGAACCCACCGTTTCCGGCAGTAACCGCCTCAGTGACAGGCACCCAAGCCCGGCCTTTATTCAGGACCGGCACTGTCTGCTCGTCCTTGTAGATTACATTGCCGTTTGCATCCTGTTCTTTGGCTTGCAACATAGCAATTCCGGCCACTACAGCAGTAGTTGCAGCGGCAAGCTTTACCTGCTTTTCTTTGTTGGTTCCAAGAATTACACCCATTCCTGGGTAAATGTCATCTGTTTCGACAGCGTAGGCATCCACGCGGCGAAAAGAAATATCATACTGCGTACCAGCAAGCCCAATGGGCATTTTTTGATCATAAGCAAGTTGCATTATTATTTACCTCCCTTATGGGCATTTTGTTGTCTCTCGATCATCTTCTGACGAGCAGATTGGCTTGAACCTTCTTCACTGTCGTTGTTAGTGTTCTGCTGTTTAATCTGTTGGCGCTGCTTTGCCATTGCATCGGTCCGTTTTTCACCTTTGGCAAAGTCAAACGCTGCATTGATATAATCATCGGACTTACCGGTAGGATCGAAACTATCACCCCGCACGGCCTTGATAACAGCAAGTTTAATGTCCTTGTCGGACAGTTCATCGGCCTTGTCAATATTGAAAGCCTTTGCTGTATCCAACAGGTCAACGCGGCCCTTTACGGCAGCATTCAATGCATCGGCAGCATCTTTACGCACCTTCTCAATTTCGGCAGGATGGGCCTCAACTTTAACTTTCAGGCCGTCCCGTTCTGCGGTAACTGTGTCAAGATTAGTTTGAATAGTCTTTTGTGCTGTCTCTGCAGCATCTGCCCGGGTATTGGCCTTATTTAAGGCATTAATTACTTCGGGAGCGGCTTCATATTCGATGCAGTCCAATCTGATTTTTTCCATGTTTTTCTTTCCCTCGCTTTCATCTTCAATAATTTCATCGCCATCAAGGTTCAGCCTGGCTTCGCGCCCGGCCCTGGCCGACGGCACCACAGATAAGTGATTGATCATAATATCGCGCTGGATATGGGTGTATCTCTCACCTTCAGGCGTTACGCCAGCACTTTCCACAACATCCAGCCGATATCCCAATGATAGTTCACGGCTTCTTCCCATTGCACCGGGGTCATGAACTACAACATCGGCCATGACATTATTGCCATCCTGCCGGCCTTCGCTGACAATAGTCCCGACTGTCACCTTGCGAGCATTGCGTGAATTGACTTCACCCTCGGTGGGGTGGCGTATGGTTATAGGCTTGCCTTTATAAGACGCAAGGCTATCAGCGCGGAATACTTCATCAGGAGGACGATATTCAAGGCGCTCAGTTCCATCAGGGTTACGGTAACGAAAAACGCCCGTTCTCGTAAGAATAGGCGTATCATGCAAAAAACCGTCAGCATCAATTCTCGCTGTCGGCATGCTTATACTGTCATATCGTTGTACTGCCAATTATGTATCACCTCCTTTCAGGCAGTGGTTATCTATCACCTAACCCCTCCCTGCAATGCTTCAGTATCAATAACCGGCAGCGCCACGCACCGGCAATGTATTGGCACCCCCGGCACTCCATCACTTGGCGGCTCAAGTACCTTCTTGCCGTTAAACTGTGTACCTGCAGCACCGGTGCTAGGATAAGCATAAAAGCGACCTTCCCGGTCAGCATGAGATTCACGCACACGGGCATCTTTACTGGTTGACCATTGGTAGAATGTCACGCCTATAGATCGCTGCCGCTTCTCGCTGATAAGGCCATTGAGTGTTGCCACCTGGTCACGGGCAATTAACTGTGCCCTGCGATTCGTAACGCCGTACAGGCCCTGTATTTCATCGCCCATATCCTTGGCAAGTGTCCCCTGCGTCAATCCCCGGCTTACAATGCCTTGTAACTGCCCGAAATATTGTTCCGGTATGCTCTGTATCAACCTGACGTTTTCTGCTGCCCATTCTTCCATAACACGGCGCAAATCAGGTTCTTGAGCGAAGATATCAACCTGCATCGCAGACCGCAGTACAGAGTAAAATTCCTGCTGGTTATAGCCCCTTATCTGCTCAGCAATGCGTCGGGCTCTTTCTATAGCCTTGCTGGTGGCCGCAGTAGCCATATAAGCTTCTTTAATCAGCCGCAGTACATATTCAGAATCCGCTTCGTCCTGCCTAGCGTTCAGTATGGAGTTAATAAGCGGTAAACGACTCATAGTAGCTTCGTGGAGCGCTTTGACTACTGATCTAAGTAATCGCTGATAGTCTCGTTCTATGGCCGCGGGGAATCTCCATTTACGGCGAGGAAGGATATATCTATTCTTCGGCTTGGGCATCGTCAATCACTTCCCCGGACATGTCCAGGCTCATATCCATATGCTCAGCATATTCGCTGTCGACCGACAGCATTTGCCTAACCTCGGAACCGTCCAGTGCATTAATATCGGCGTAAGTTTTGGCCGTTTCAGCTTTGGCTTTCTTCGCATCAGATTCTAGTTTTTCAGTTTCAGCGCGTTCTTTCTCCGAAGGTACCCACAATGGACAGAGTTCGACCTTCCATCCTTTTGGCTCAATCCCCTTGAATAGCCCATTGCGCGACAACATGAGCAATTTAGTTAGCCGGTCAACATTACCCTTCAACCGGCGTTTTTGCATCCTGCCGACAAAGCTATAAAAGTTTTCAAGCTGGCTTTGGTCATTAGAATTTAAACCCGATGTATTACGTCCAAACAACATCGTATAGGGAATATTCGCCAGAGCAGACACAAACATGCCAAATCGGTCGATCATTTCCGGTACATTTGTGAGTGGAACATTGAATACTTTAAATTCATCTTCCTTGTCCAGCGCCATGATATTGCGTATTGATCGTGCTAAATCGATTAAATCAAGGCGTTGCTTAACAACTTCGCTTCCTTCATCTGTTTCTATTTTTTCATTAAGCCCATTCAACATAACAATCGCCTGGCTCATGCGCTCTAACAACAACCTGCCAGTGCTATACGAATCGTCATTGTGTGCGATTGCGTCAAACAACCCCTGCATGGTTGGCAATCCCCACCCGCTACGCCTTGCTCGTTCATCGTTCGGAATAGGATCGCCGTCGAAGGTAAGTACCCTACTGCGGTGCACATAGAACGGCATCCCTCCCGATTGTGGACATATTTGAATCCACTCAGGCAGTCCATAGTTTTTGCTATATGGGTCATCATTCATTAGCATAGGCTCATTTATAATTACTTCGCGTTTATCATAAACACGCAACGCTTCAATCTCCATGATGTTTTTCTCGTTAAGCTCATCCTCAAGTGTTCCACCATCGTTGATTGTCATTAGTACAGCAGACCCACCGAATAGGCGGCTCCATCGAAGCCCATTTGCAAAATGTTCCTCTGTATTTAAATCATCATGCATCTGGATAGCTAAACAATCTTCTGTATCACCTTTGATTTTAATCCAGTTCTTTACAGCTTCTTCCGCTGGAGTGTCAATTATTTTACGCACAAGAGCATTATAGTATAGTCGCGCAAGTTCCTGGTCCGTTAGCATCCTGTCTCGCTTGTAGAATGTGTTTTGGAGTGGATCGCGTCCTCTTATACCACTGCCTAGCATTGCATTAGCAAAGCTGTCATTGCGACTTTTCTTTTTATCACTCAAACTATCACCCCCTATGTATACCCACCCCAACTAGTCCCCATCTGCAATTCAGTAAAAGAATCACTGCTTGCGTCCACCCGGTCATCATGTCCACCTTCTGGGAACGCTTCAAGTTCTGCAAAATATTCCTCGTTCCAATCACCGGCCAGTACAAGGACATTGCCACCTTGCCACTGAGCACTGAACGGCTCTGCCCGGGTTATCTTATCGCCTGACATACGCTCAGTTTTAACATTGTGGCCTGACAAGTGTTTGACATAACTTTGAGCTTGTTCTTTGCCAGCCTGCCCAGGGTCTTGAGGCACCCTAATCTTCACATTCCTGTATGTTGCCCGGTCAGTCTCGGCGGTGTTCTTTGTCAGCTTACGAACATCACTAGCCGCTTGAGTAACTCTTTTAACATGCGCCACAATATAACGACCGTCATCCAATTTACCCATCAGAACACCAGCCGTCGCATCTGGCGAAGGGTTCTCAGGTGTTGGTATGGTAGCTGCCAAATCCCATGCCCTACACCATTTAACGACCTTACCAGGGATAACCGGAACAACTTGCACCTGATTGCGGTTGAAGTATAATCCGGCAGCGGGTTTGATCTTCCAGTTACCAAATAACAGGCGTTCTTTTTCGACTTTGTTCATTGCGTTAAGGTTAGCTAAATAACCGGGATCACTTTCAAGCAATATCTTGTTATCAAATACCGAAGAAGCTATAAACGTAAACGATTTACATATAGCAGCATCAACTTTATATAGTTCGGCTAATTCATCTTTACTGCTACCCCATCGCTCCTTGTCTTCAACAATGACAAAATAGCGAACAATTCCACTTCTTTCCGGTATTGGATATCCTGTTTTCTGGTCAATCCACCACTCTATAAAGCTAGCCACCCACGATTCAGCATCCGGGTTTGTTGTTGCTCTTATATACGGCTTAACTCCACATACCGAACGATTACGCGACAACATGTAAAAGAATTGTTTTCTGGTGAAATGAGTCAACTCATCGAAGCATATTAGCGGTATTTGAGCGCCCTGCCAGCTAAAAACATCTTTATCATACTGCAAATGTTCAAAAGACACCTTTGCACCGCTCGGAAATGTCATTGATAAGCGTGGCGACAGTTTTGGTACAGCGCTCAAGTAAGGAAATATCGTTAAGGCGCTATCCCATAAACCACCCTCATTGGTTATCTGGGTTGAATTACGGCGAAAAATAACACTACCAAAGTTTTTGTTTTGATAGTGTCGAATGTTTTCGAGCAGTAAAGCATATGTCTTGCCACCACCAGCAGCACCACCATATAAGGCAATGTCTGCTGATGTAGATAGAAACATTTCCTGAGGCCCCGGTTGCGGCCTAAACTCAGCCATCGTTATCCCCTCGACCATTGTCAGGTATATAGAAACTTACAGCTGCTTCCGTTTGTATTGGGCCACCATTTTTACCCGTTAGTTCAAACTTCTTCTTCTCCAAATACATACCTTTCATCTCGAAGAACAGCTTAATAGCCGATATGTCTCCGCGCTTAGCTTTGGTGACTAGCGCTTTCCAAACTTCCGCAATTTCTGAGTCGGTATACTTATCTATTTGGCTATTGAGATAGTCAAGGAACCTAGAATCTTTCATCCAGTCATAGAATGTCGACTTTCGGACTCCGACCTCTTCTAACTTTTGTAACTTAGTTCGCTTATCATCAGGATTAATCAGTAATTCAACTATTCTTCTTTGTCTTGCGTCCGGTTGCCACTTTGTCCGACTTTGTCCGGCATCTTTCTTTGCTTCCACTATCACCACCTGCCAATATATCAATTACGTCATTGCTGTAAGCGTTCCAATCTAACCCATAGCGAGTTAGGATACTTGCAAAGTCTTCGATGTTGTGGGGCTCTATTTTTAATCCGCGTTCACCAATGCCGATATGCTTTAATTCATGCAGCATTAGCACTTTCTTTTGATTCTCGGTCATGTATGACATATTCGGCTCATAGAAGGTCACTATAAAGTCAAAGGGCAGATATGCTTTATATGTCCCCGTTACCTTCCGGCAATCAGCAGCAATATCTTTACCATCTTTCTTCTTCGCCTCATAACTCAGTACATAGCCGACTTTAACATCAAACTCTTTTATAACGTACAATTCCGGCATACCAGCGATTACCTTCTCGCCAAGTTGCCGGAGTTCTTCGGATACTTCATAGTCAATTGCGTCAAGTTCTCTCGCATATTCTCGGACCAGTTCCCGCTTTTGCTCGGTATCCTGTTCCTGGCATATCCTGTACAAAGCCTTAATCGAATTACAGCTTGTTTTGTCCTGTTTGCAGTTAATTCTCCATGGGCATCCTTCGCAAAATGTTCTAAGCGACATGATTTCTACCTGCTTTATTCACTAAATATGCAAAATCAAAGTATCTGGACGGTGTATAATCGCATTTTTGTGTATATCACTCATCATTTATGCACTAATAACTACTATGTTCAGCCTTAAGCATAGCTTTCAGCGTATCCCTCATACCATTGATCTGCCCTATCCGGTCAATAGCCTTAATCTCTAAAGCTTTAGCATCCAACCAAACTTGCTTCAGCGCCCTAACATCTTCATTAGTATTAGCGACAGCATTGATCATCGTTTGGTGATTAGCCTTTAAGCCGTGTGTGCTCATTGCCATTACTTTAGCTGTTGACAGGGCATCATCATAAGCAGCCCGCGCATTTGCTCTTGCCACCTTGTACCGGCTGATTATCGGTGTTAGCTTGGTTATCTCATTCTCCGTCAATGATAATAAATACCGATAATCCTGCAATCCTGCGTTTTCCGGTATGATAATTTCCAGTATATCAGCCATTAACTTACCCACCGCCTATGCGTCTTGCACTTAGCACACCAATGAAGATCCTTTACGGCTGTAGCCTTGCGCCAGTGCTTCCGGTGGAATAGTTTGCAGAATAATTCTTTCACTTTCTACGCCTCCCGATTATTTGCCGCATCCTGTCTTTGCTGATATTTCCGTCATGTGCCTTTCGGTGACATATGAAACACAACAAAATAAGGTTATCGTCCGAATCTGGGCCACCGCTCCCAACAGTCTTAACATGATGTTTCTCAAGCAAATAGGAGCTGCCGCATACCTCGCAGTATCCGATAGCCCCTATTCTTTCTTTGCTCTTTTTATCTACTATTCGCGGTGTTTTAGGTATTGGCGTTACCATCATAAGTGATTTACCCGGTCATATAACTCTGCCTGTTTAGATGGATTAAACCTATCTTCATAGCTTAAATAACCGGTTATACGGCGAATTCGGCGTATTGGAGACCGTTCATGTGCCGTAATTTCTATTTCACCGCCGATAATATGCAAATCGACTCTGCCCAGCGTCTTACCCTTTGCCAACCAGTCTATTCTTTCTTCGGCTACTATCTGCTGAATCTGATGATCTTCTATTCTCTCGTCGTAGTCGACATGTATATCATCTATAATCTTATTCAATACCATAGCCCCCTTACATGCTGTTTACCGCCTACTCTAAACGGTTCATGCACTAGTTCGGTCTTATTATTAAATCTGTATTCTACCAGGCATCTAGTACCGCTCCAATGGATGCAGTTTGGACAATTGATTTTGTCTTGTGGATTTACCGCATGATAGTAATCGCATCCGTTTTTACTCATTCTGCATTCCTCCATTTGAGCAATTAAAAAAGCGCCCGTTATGGACGCTGATATTACAGGGATGCCGCCACATTGGTTAGTTGCAGCGGCTTGTCATTACTCTGGCCTTTCGCCAGTAATAAATATAGGGCGACAGCCATAAGCCACCACCCTACCGATATAAGTAACTGCCTGCGGATATCTTGCCGGTTTCCACGGCGCTGTACATCAGCCGCTATTCGGTCAGTTCTTAAACAAAAATAAGACCGCCCATTTAAGGACGGTCAGTTAGTTAATATTTTCACACAGTTACACTATTCTTCTACCACGAATTATAGCATTTATCTAGCGAAATTACAACATTTTACAGCGTTATGTAATGTTAGAATTAGCTTTTTTTAATGCTGCATCTAATCGATTACCGGAGACATTAATCTTGTTTGTACTGCCTGCCAATTCATTATACAATTGTGAAGTTGATTTTTTCTGCATCAGCTGCTTTTTACTGCTCCCCTTACTCTTACTGCCGCTTTTTACTTGACTCTTTGCAGATATTAATGTCCCGCGTGTTAAATCCTCATTCCTCTGGCACGGCAGCTGCTTTTCAAACTCTTCCCTGATTGCATCCCCATCACTCGGAGGATCAGCGAACGGTTTAACTTTAGTCCCGCAGTCTGGGCACTTGGCATATTCAAACTTGTACATAATCATTTTTTCATCACACACTGGGCAGGTCAGCTCTCGCGGATAGAATCTCTTTCTTGATGTATCACCGCTTTTACCATTGCACTCTTTGCAGGTGTCGGACTCTGTTTTAGTTGGGTTCCAGTGCCAGCAGTTACCGCAAATACGCTTTATCATAAACCCACCCCCATAATTATTACCCCATACTATTTAGGCAGTCTATCTGCCTTTATTTATACCCCTGGCGAACGCATCAGCCAGTCTCTTAGCCATATCGGCCTGTTGTTGCTGCCTCTTTTCACGCTGCTTGTCTAACCATCGTTTCCTGCGGCTGATCTCTTTTGTTCCCGGTATGGTCGTTGCCGCAAATATTCTGCAGGTCATGGCTCAAACCGTCTCATATGTCATGTGAAAAATATCGGGCTTGCAAGGATAACGCTCACCTTTTACACCAGTAATGATGTAGTCGCCAGTCGAAATAAAATGCTTCCCTTCAAGAGTTCTTATATATGGCACATTGTGGCAAGAACAATCCATGCATACTTTCGGTATATTAGCGCATCCCCAGTTGCAATTATTATCAAAACCATCTTCCATTCCTGGAATATAAACTTCTGCCTCAACAACAACGGGTTTCTTTCTCCACTTAGCCATATCTTACATCCCCTCCCAATTCCATATCCGTTGCATGCCCTTGGCTGGTACCGGCGCAATCCGGCGCACGTTGGCAAGTATCCATGCGTAGCGGCCAGGAGTATAATCACCAAAAGGTATCTCTCTTTTTGCTATTTCAAATTGTTCCTCGTAGAATGGCGCTCCATCTAACCGGTTTCCATTAATTATTTTTAGGCAATCCGCCAACTCAGCTATAGCTATAACAGCACCATACGGATAAAAGCCAACAAAAGGCAATAACTTCTTTAGTTCCGGCGTACTCATGAACAGTTTCATTCCCTGATGGCCCAATCCAGCATGAATGGCAATTTCGCCGCGATACTTTGTCGCCCATGACCGGGTTTCTATCTTCTTCGCACCGTTGGCTATGAGGTTTGCCCATGGCTGCAGGATTGTTATGGCTTTCATGATTCGGCCTCCTTATCCAAAATATTCTTCCCACTCATCGCTATCGAAGCAATCTTTGTAGTCTAGCAAGGTTTCTCCGCAACCCTCAATTAGTTCCTCAATTTCTACAGCCAAATAACCATACACTAGAGTAACTTTTATACCGCCATCACTAAGTCTATTGCTACCTATTATCTCTGCAAATTCATGCAAATCATTAAAATCAACTACTACCCAACCATCGATATTGTCACCTTTTTTAAATAAATGACACTCGTTATTCATCAGGAAGTGATAGAACTTCTTGTTATTCACCTACTCCACCCCCTTTACTTGTGCGTGGTACTTGGCTAGGGTTTTCCTTGCCCTGTCGCCATCATCGATAAATATAGCAGGGTCACTGTAACCGCCTGATCGATTATTTTCAAATGCCTCATAATTGTTTTGCTCGGCATAAAACTCCAACGCCTCCACTAACCCCCGCACCCGCTCCCCGGCCTCTGCTGACGTGGTATGGAATGCTGAATGCGCTTTATTTATAATTGATTTAACCTCTGCTGTATTGGGAATAATTTCCTCTCCGTGAGCTACTATGATTTCGCTTATTAGTCCCCGCACCACCGCATAAGCGGCCTGTAGGTTGTCGCGGTCTTGCTCAGCCTTTTCCATTTTCCTTATGGTGCCAATATTCCTTTGATACTGACGATGGATTGCGTCCCAATATCTCTTTTTAGCTTGCTCTGCCGCCTCCAGCTTGGCCCGGAGGTCTTTAGCCTCTTGTATTACTGCTGCTATTTTTAACTCCGGGATAAGCCTAACGTCTCCCATTGCTATAAGGGAAAGCATTGTGTGTATTTCTTTGTCAGTAATTTTATCCGTGTTATCACTCATCCGTGCCTGCCTCCTTCCGCTGTAGTCGGTCTATCTCAGCGACACATTTACCGCAGTATGGCTTACCGTCAATTATCCTGGCTCCGTCATGGTCTATTGCTTCCTGGTCAATATTATCGTTTCTGTAGCAATAATCGCCGTAGCAGGTAAACCACCATCCGTCTTTTATCAGGCCATCACAAGGTACTTCACCCTGCTCTGCATATTTGTCATACTCTTTCTTTCTGGTTGCCGTAACCTCCATATATTCCCGGTCAAGTTCGCTTCTGCCGTTATTTCGTGCCTCGTTGCGGGTTTCCGCGAACACAATGATACAATTACCATCGCCTAAATCACCTTCTGAAACTATCCATGCTTTCACTCCGCATTCTCCTTCCCAACTCGCAAGCAAAACTTATACATAGTGCAACTTTCGCACGTTCCATTATCATCTGATTCAAATTTACCGCCGCAGATGTAGTTATTTCTGGCTTCTAGGGCTAAACGGCCTAGTGCCGCATCACGGGCATGGGATTCCAGCAGTGAGGCGATTGCTGTAGCTTCAAGTCGTAACATTTGTACAACAAGTTCTTTTTCGAGTCCTCTCCCAATAAAATCATCACTGCTTTTGAGCAGTTCTATCGCCTGTTCCGTCGTAAGTTTAGCGTCCATTGGTGGCCTCCTTAGGCCCGACAGGCAGAGGCACTCGTTCGCATTTTTCAATTGTAAATGCGGGGCACTTAATATTTCTTTCCTCGACCCACTTGTAAAATGCTTCGTCTAACAGTACTTGTAGTCGATCACTATCGCCGCAATTAAGATCGTCTA